ACCCAAGTCTTGTGTTGTGAGGGGAACTCGACGGAGACCACAGAAAGAGCAAACCCTGTCAATGACTGGTCAATACCAACTGCAACTTCTTGGCTGCCTTGTAGGCCTCCGTCAAATTCCTTAACACTCATTGTACGACTTTCTTTGCTTAAGCGTTTACTAGTCGTCTTTTTTCAGCATCAAATTTCTTTGGGTGCTTTTTAAACGCTTTACCGTTATTGCGGTCTGGTCCTTTACGGACAGGAGCTGCTGGAGCTCCACCTCTACCTTTTGCCATCTTTACTCCTGTGGCCACTCGTTATCAAGAACCAGCATAGCAATGATTGCGTAGTTAGCCATGTCAAGGAATGAATCTTTTAAACTCTCATTCTCTGGCGTAACGCCACTATCAATAAGGTTATTGATACGTGCAAACTTATCCCACATACGTACTCTTAGTCCGTTCAGAGGTCCGCCAGGGCTCTGTGAGATGTTCTTTGGTCCGTAGTCCTTGTGCTTTTGTAGTAGCACTGACTTGGCGTGCTGGAACTTTTGCTGAACTGCTTCATCAAACTCACCAGTCGCACCCTTACGAATCATATCCACAATCTCCTGTGGCAAGTCCTTAACTTCTCCAAGAAGACTCATATCAGCTGGGTTGATACCCTGCTCCTCAAGCTCCATGTATAGTTCCTTCATTTTTCCCATTATTCACTAACCTTCCACATTTTTAGATACTTCATTAGTCCTTTAATTGATACTAGCACACCATTGCTTGCTGCGGAATGGCGGTTAGCAATAGGCTGCTTGCTCTTTGGTGGCTCTACCAACTCAATATAGTTTCGTAGTGCCTCAGTTTTAATCAACAGAATAGCTGTGCCATCTGGAGATGCCTGACCCCACCACTTAGACTGTGTTCCGTATACTCCCGATGGTACTGCATCTGATTCATCAGAACGACGGTACTTCTCAGTCTCTACGTAGAAATTGCCAGTCTCATTGGCACGGTAGTCAGTCTTGACTTCAATCGTAACGTTTGGGTCACGACTGTCCTCAAACAAAAGGTCAAGTAGTTCTTCCCCTACTTCACCACGCTCCATGTCACGGTCAAACCGTGGCTCGAATCCTGTAGCTTTCATACTAGTAGTCCTTTCTATTAATTGAGCGCCTTGTAATCTCACGGCTAACCAGAGAAAGGTCACGCTCGTGATTGTTAAGAAGCATTTCAACTAGCTTACGATAAGCATACTTCTCTTCATAGTCATTTGACAAGTCCACAACATCCTGATTAACAGAAATCTCTGCCTTGACAGTAGTTACGCGCTCGCCTTTTACCTGAGCTCCCATGCGTCGCACCAAAAGAGTGTTCTCAAGGAACTCCATTTTTTTAAGTACGGCACGTTCCTCTAGCTGTGCAACAGTTAGCTGAGATGCAATGTAGTCAGTCCAAGAAGTTAAACGAGTAAACAACTCGCCCAAATCCTCAGAGCTAACTGCAGTGATATCTCGTGGAAGTTTTACCTGCTCGTCTTCAGGCTTTTCAAAGGCCAGACCCCAAGATTGAAAACGTTCAATAGCACTAGACATTAGTCCTCCTTGTATGGTGAGCAGTAGTCGCAGGTTCCTCCAGGGTTGTTGTTGCAATCTGGCACTACCTTAGCTTCTACAGCTTTTACTACTTTTTCACAGTTGTCAAAGATGTGACGAACCAGTTCGTAGTCTGCCTTGACGGTAAACTCCTTGTATGACTGGTCAGCCTTGAGCTCGTAAATAAATACAATCTCGTTAACCTCGTGACCCATACGCTTCATCAACTCAAGGTACATTTGACCTTGCATAATGTGTGCGCTAAATGGGCGGTTGATGTTTTTCCATGCAGTAAACAAGTCTACGTCTTTCATTAGACCTGGGTCTGCATGGCGGATAGTTCCTGGACCAATTGTCTTAAGCTCAATCAGGCAGTCATCGCCAATCCCGCGAACCCAACCATCAGTGTGCCCCTTGATACGTAGAGCATCATCATAAAGAGTTACTTCACGGTATTCCATAGTAGGACGGTTACATGATGGGCAGTCTACTGGACCAAAATCAAATAGAGAAAAGTCGCAAGAGGTACAGCTAAAGCGACCATAAAGTACACCCATCTCCTGGAAGTAACGCTGCCACTTAGCATGGGCTGCGTGTCCCTCATCAAAGATAGACTGAAGCTTTAGATTTGGTTTCTTTGCAATCTTTTCGTGACCACTCAAAAGGAAGTATGACTCACGACGGCACCAATCTTTTTTAATAATTTCAGATGGGTGCAAAACAAGCGTACTGCGGTCTCCAACAGGGCGCTTTTGCAGATGACGCTCAATGTCACCAAGCAAACGAGTCTGCTTAGTTTTTGCATCCAAGAATCGTTTTAGTTCTGCGCTACTAGCCTTTACTACCATTTGTTTTCCTTCTTTCTTGAAAGACATACTCTTTCAAAGTCATACTACTTTTATATTGCCTATTCCATTTTCTTACTAGAGCATTACGTTCACGGTGAGATAGCCCTCCCCAGATTCCATGTTGCTCATCATTTAAAAGTGCATCCCATAGACACTCTAGTCTAACAGGACAAGGCGGTTTTCCGCTACCCCCATAACAGTAGGCCTTAGCAAGGTCTGCTGTTTTTTTATATAGAGCCTTATCTCTGGGTGGAAAGAATATCTCTGGCTCAGGTTCTGGAAGCCCTCTACATGAGGCGTCCTCATACCATCGCTCACTCGCCATTCTTTTCCCACATCTCGATGAAGTCCGTCTCTAGAAGTACTACGTAATCTTCGCCATCCAAGTGGATTCCAAATACAGGCAGCCTACCATCCATAATAGCTTCTGTGGTAATCTTTTGCAACTCCGCAGCTTGGATAGTCTTTGATTTTTTGCCTGTCCACTTGTGCTCAATCAGTAGTTCAGCATTGCGGACATCGCCCTTGCGAGACCAGAAGGCACCAGAAGCAGCGGTTGTTTGGCCTCCTACCGCCTTAGCGAGACGTTTCTCGTGCTTCTGGGACTGCTTTTGGCCCTCACTCTTCATTAGGAAATCCAATCTGGAGAGGTGATTACTTCGATAATTTCTTCGAGAATTTCTGCTAGAGACTCATCACCAAAATCTCTAAGGTCATTGATTACTAGCTGAATATACTCAATTGCTTTCTCAAGGTCTTTACTCATCTTGAATTCCTACAAAAGAATCGGGAGTGTTGAGAACCTTATCGCGAAGCTCCTCAAACAAATCAAGTTCTTCACGTAGGGAATTAGAAAAAGCTTCTTGCCCGTTCCACTTACGCTCACCGTAGTAAATCCATCCGCCCTTGCGTTCAACAATTTGCTTTACGATTGTCATAGCTGCAACTTCTTTAGCGGTGTCATAGTCACCCGCATCATAGATGCTGAATGGTGAGAAGTAGAAATCTACATAAGCTACCTGCTGTGGTGGAGCAGTCTTGTTTTTAATCACACGAATTTTAATACGCTGACCTACACGAGTCTTATTAGTTCCCGACCCTGCCTCAATCCACTCATCACGACGTACTTCTGAGCGAGTAAAGAATGCGTAGTTCTTTCCCTCACCACCAGGAGTAGTGCGTGGGTCTCCGTGCATTACGCCAATTTTCATACGGTACTGGTTAATTACAATACCTAGAATAGGGCGCTCAGACTCTACAAGACTGCGCTTCATTGCCATGCCCGCTTTACGGAAGAACTTGTTAGTAAGCAGGGCTCCACGACCAACGGTCATTTCGTCCATGTTTTTCTCGTTCTCAGGACCTGGAACTAGGGCAGGAAGAGAGTCAATAACGATAGCGTCAACAGATTTCGATTCAGCAAAAGCAATAGCCGCATCATACGCTTCCTCCATAATGTTAGTTTCGACAACAATTACACGACTTGTATCCACGCCACACATCTCTGCGTATTCTGGAACCCACTGCTCAGCAGCAATCCATACAGTCGTGTGCTCTGGGTCCTTGGCCTGGTTGGCTGCGATTGTCTTAAGTGCAATAGCAGTTTTGCCGTGCGATGGCTCTCCTACAAGTTCGTTCCACTGGTTGGTGGGGAATCCTCCTCCAAGAACGTAATCAAAAGTAGTAGAGCCAGTGGTTGAGCGAGTGATGAGGTCATTACGAATGTCCCCACCAATCACTACAACGTTCTCTCCAAAGCGCTTGTTAATCAGCGCCATGACTTTCTTTGCCTCTGCATTAATCACGGACAGACTCCAAAAGCTCGTATAGTGATACCCATACGTGATTTCCAGTTGGGTCAAATTTCCAGAAACCTGCAACATCATTGCGGGTCTCAAGAATGCCATGCTCTACGAGAGCTGAGGAAATCTTGGCACGCATGTCCAAAAAGGTTTGTTCTTTTACTAGTTTAACTTGTGATTCGGTAATCAATTTATTCTCCTATTCGTCCGATAATCCCTTGTGGATTCCAGTTGTTTGCTACGTCATTTCCTGTTGCTTGTCTTGCTGCTCCCTCGACATGTGCTCCAGCGAGGTTTCCGTATCTGCTACCCGATTGAGAAATGGGGTACCCACAATCGTAACATCTCGGTGCAGCATTTGCCACTGCCATGTAATTAACCGACCCGCAGTCAGGACACGTAGCAGTCTGTTTAGCTGACTGCGCACGCTCCGACGCTTGCGCTTGGGGCTGAAAGGAAGGCATCGGTGTCAATGGCCTCTGAGATGGCGGCATCTGTGGGGTAGGGTCAGGACGCCCCTGTTGTACGGGCTGCTGGTTACCCAGTTTAGAAGCCCACCAGTCTGCATTACTCATCTAGCCCTCCTTCTGGAAGCGGTCCGTAAGTACCCTCATATTCTTCTGCTGCTTTTAGCATTCTTTTCATAACGTTAGTCATGGTGCTGAGTTGCTTGTCGTCTGCTTCTTTACTTAGTTTAGTAAATGCATAGTCATACATAACAATCAGAGTGTTCATTTCTACAGTATCGAGTTTTACATTAAATACGTTTGTCATTTATACTTCCTAGGGATTTCTAGTAGACCCATGTCTACAAGTTGAGAGATAGTTCCGAGAAGGGCAGCAAAGCTTGATTGCTCCATCATTCGACGCCCCTCTCTCCACACATCTTCTGGAATAGATTTTAGTTCATCTCCTACAGAGGATTTTTGTATTTCTACAGCTCCTTCAGCAAGTAGTCGAGAAAAAGCATACAGCAGAGGGACTACATACGACAATTTTTCTACACGAATGTCGCTCTGCTCCTCTTCTTTATCCATAAGTTCATCGCTAATATTGCTGCAGCCAAGTATTACACTAATTTTGTGAGCGTTGGGCATTTGAGAGTCAAGCACCACACCACGAACACGTTCGCTAATATCTGCCATAGTTAGCTTTGGAAGTTTACTCTTTCCCATTATTTTGCCTCACCCCACTTATCCACAACATAGACCTCTGCCTTTAGAGGTACAGTAATTTCTTTCAGTTTAATACCCTCCATTGATGTACGGATAGCCTCAGCAACCTCATCAACCCTGTCTTCAGGGGCAATGGTTACCAATTCATCGTGAACCGTGAGAATAACATTGATATCGGGCTCATCGGTAAAACATGAGTGAGCACGTACCAAAGCTAGTTTCATGATGTCAGCAGCAGAGCCCTGAATCATAGTGTTGAAAGCCTGACGCTCTGCACGTGCCAGCAATCCCTGGTCGTTAACACGCAAGTCTGGAATGTAGCGTCTACGACCAAAGATAGTCTCAACAAATGGAACTTGACCAGACTCTTTTGCTAGACGAACAACCCGAGACTTGTAAGTAGCAATTGATTTAAACTTGGCCTCAAAATCACGGAGAAGTTTTTTAGCTTCTGGTACAGTACAACCAATGCTTGCTGCAATCTTGTCAGGACCTACGCCATATGAAATAGCGAGAACCAGAACCTTGCCTGCCTTGCGGTCTACCCCCATAGTGTCACCAATAGTTGTATAGATGTCTCCGCCGTTGAGATAGTTAGCCATAAGAATAGGGTCCTGAGAGAATGAGGCAATAACTCTAGGCTCAATCTGCGAGTAGTCAGCAACCACAAGCTTGTGGCCTGGAGGAGCCACGAACAGGTTACGTACCAGCTTGCCGTACTCACCAGATGATGGGATGTTCTGCAAGTTAGGCTCAGAGGAACTAAAGCGACCTGTCTCTGCACCATGAGCCTTGAAGTTAGTGTGCACACGGTTATTAATAAGAAGAGACTTGCGCTGAGTCAAAGTAGTCTTGCCGTTTGTAACACGCTTGACTTCTCCGCCCTTGTAGGGAGTTACGTACGTAGTCATTAGCTTGTTCAAGTCGGAGTACTCCAGCAAGGCATCTACAAGAACATCCTTACCGCGATAGTACTCAAGAGCCTCAGCAGAGCATGAGTAATGACTCTCATTAAGAGTTTCACCACGCTTTTGAGCATCAAAGCCTTTAGCAGTTAGCACGTTTTTAAACTTAACGTTTGGCTTGATACGAGGAGACGTACCTCCAAACAACAATGCCTGTTTTGTTGGGACAGAGTTGATGGCAAATGCTTTGCCTGCTAGTTTATAGCATGCTGCTTCGGCAGCCTGCTTGTCTTTTTCAATCTGCTCAGCAAGGTCATCAAGAGTATCCTGGTCAATGTAAGCACCTGTAAGCTCCATGTCGCACAAAGCTGCAGTTACATCCATCTCAAGTTTCCACACCTTGTTGAGATTGCCAGTAATTTTTGGAGCAAGGGCTTTGTAAAGTTTCCAAGTCAGGTCAGCATCGATACCAGAGTAAGTAGCAACACTGCTAAACGAGTGTAGCGCAACGTTTTCTCCTACTCCCTTTTCCATATCAATGTTAAGTTCACGAAGAACACACGCCTTAAGATTCAGGGCGTTCTTGTTTAGATTATTTACAATAAAAGAAGCAGTCATAGTATCAAAGTATGGCTTTGAGGGGACCTTGCCACCGTAGTACTTAGCAACAGATTTCAAATCAAATTTTGCATTGTGGGCAACCTTAAGCTGTGTACCAAACATAAGCGGTTTGATTGCATCAAAGACTTGCTTGGGGGTAAGTTGCTCTGGGGCTTGACCAAACTTAGCGGTCCACTTGCGCTCATCTTTAGAGTAGTGGGAATCAAGTAGAGTTTTGCCATCTGCTACTCGACGCTGTCCTGAAAGAAGTAGTGGCTTATCATGACCCTCAAGGTCGCCATTAGGATGGCCCATAGGAATAACATCTACGCGGTCATCTGTAGCAAAAGAAATCCAGCACACATCATTGATGACTGGATAAAGTCTATTCTCACCGATAGTTTCGGTGTCCCATGCAAAGGCGTCAACCTTTGAGTAATAATCTACAAATTCTTGTAGTTGTTCTTTGGTAGTAATGATATTCATAATGCCCCTAGTAATAGAAGATGAAAGTGTGGGGGGCCAAGGAAAGAAAGGAGAAGACCTTGACCCCCCACGAGGGGAGTGACTAGGAAACTAGCGTACGAGCAAGCTCAAGCAGTTCTTCGCGGGGGCTCACGTAAACTGCACTTGCGTCGTGCTTACTTGCCGATACCGCAACAGTATCGATTTCCTCAGCGTCCAACTCCCAATCCTCTGCCAGGTCGCTGGCACGGACACGGTCAAGAACATACTGTGTCTGTGGTCCAGTACCAGTGCGGGAGATTGCCCAGTAGTACTTGGTCAGCGGTCCACGACGGGTGTCGTCGTTTGCTGCCTGAAGCTGACGTGCCAGTGTTGGTGGCGCAGTCAGAATCTGCACATTAGGGGTTTCTTCCGAAAGGACAAGAATGTTAAACGATGCTTTAGTGCGTGGCTTGTCGCCTGCAATCGTACACAGTGGACACTCGTCACCTAGACAAACGAATGAACGCTTGCCCTCTGAACGGTCAATCCAGTGCTGATTGTAGACAGCAAACGGCTCGTCCTCAAGAAAACGAACAAGCTGACCCTGCTCCGAGAAACGGAAGTCGGTAGGGTATTCACTGTTTTCGCGCTTCGGCTTAATGGAAGCGTTTACTGCTCCCCAACCTGCCTGAACCGTAGTTCCGTGCTTTGGGGTGTTGTCAACGGTGTCTTCAGCAAGGTAGCTGTTGGCGTCAACTGATGGGGTGTTAATCATGTTGTTATTACTTTCGGTAGTGAGGCTTTCGCTCTCGGTTGAATTTGAGGTCTTGCGACTCTCTATTTTGATTGTACAGCATCTCTCCAGCGTTCCACAAGAACATCTGTCAAGTCACTGTGTAAACTCCACTCTACACGAGGTGAGTTCAAAAGTCCACGACTCTCGAATTCCTCAATGGTTATTTCAATTAGTTCACGTGTGTAAACACGATTACCATTAACTTTTTTACCATTAAGGCTCTTAGAACGCAAACGGTAGGGAGCTCCTGGAATGTAGCCCTTCTTCTCCCATAGTCGGATGGTTACGATTTGTTTTTCTAGTGCTAATGCTAATGCACCAATAGTAAACACCTCGGTCTCCACCCCACGAATGGTTTTAATGATTGGGTTTGAGTCCCAGCCATTAGAACCAGTCATGGCTTTGGAACGGCGTTTGTCTGCTACTGGAGTAGACACACGACGTTGTTTCTTAGAACCAGGCGCACGGTCTAGACCCTCAAAAGCTTTGAGGATTTCTTCGTCTGAACGCATTCCTGGCATTTATTACTTCCTAGTCCACAAAGCCCATGTTACCTTAGTTGGAAACATCTCGTCAAGTTGTTCCTCGGTAATTTTGTCTTCGTAGTAGGCAGCCATCAAAGCGTCTTCATTGATGGTGCGTTTAAACTCGTAAACCTCAAGACCAAGACCCAGTTGTTCAATGATTTCATCTGCCTTGAGTTCATCAAGAACACGACTTGCACGGCGTTGCTTTTCAAGCACAGTTACACCATCGGCACTAAAACCTAGTGATAGTTGAATGTTGCCACTAGAGTCCTCTTGACCTTCAAGCTCAATCTTTTCCATGAACTTCTTGTTGAGTTCTTTAGCGCGTGCATCCATAATTTTGATGGATTCTTTGATACGAACAAACTCCCGTACCTGAGCTTCAAAGCTCTCTGGGTCAGCGAACTGACGTCCTTCTTCTGGTATTAATGCCATAATTGCCTCCTAAATTAATTTGTTACCTAAGAAGTCTATCAAACTTCCTACTGTTAAATCAACACCACCCTTGGAGTTGATATTAGAACCATCTAAGATAGCTCCAGCTATATTGCCTTTTTGTTTTAACATGTCGTGTTGACGTTGCTCAATCGACCCTGTAACTAATATATCTTGAATTGTAATTGTTGTCCAGTCGCTGGACGTACGATTTATTCTACCATTACGTTGAACTGCGAGTCCAGAACTCCATGGCTGGTCGTAGTTAATTAAGAGATTAGCTTGAGGAAGGTCAACACCATAACCCCCAGCATCAGAAGATACCAAAACTCTGGTGTCTTCTTGAGTCTGGAACGTGACCTTGGCTTCTTCTTTTTGTTTAGCATTCATCTTTCCTGTGTACCCAACAGCCCCATAGCCCTTGGCGTTTAACCTAGATACAATCTCATCAACAGAATCTAGATAAGTAGAGAATACAACGGCTTTGTATGTCGGGTCAATGTCAAGATGGTCTTGTAAGTAAGAGAGGGTGGCATCTAACTTAGGAGTTTTATGTAAGTCTGCTAAGTGTTCTGACAAAGAGTTTATATATGCACTGCCCTTACCAGTGTGGTTGTCAAACTCTGCGGAGCTCTTTTGTAAAACTTGTGGGCTAGAGCACAACATTCGTAAGGCCCCGATTCTAGACATAATCTGCCCCCGCATTTCATTGGCGGGGTCACCTGGGTCAAATGACTGTCCATAGTGTGCAGACAAACTAAACGAAGTACCAAAAGATTCTCTAGCTTCTATAAGTAATGTCATTAAATCTGTTGCTATTAGGTTGTAGAGTTTTTGAGCTTTATTATCTAGAGGTATTGTTAGTGGCTCACGATAAACGGCATCTGGAAGAAAAGGCTTAACATCCCCATCTTTTTGTGACTTTCGTACAGTGTGATTTTGAATTGTTTTATTTAATACAGGTAAGTTTCTGTATCTTTGAACTCCACCAAAATGATTACGAACAATAAAGGTTTTGTCAAAAATATCAAAGCGACCAAGAACATGTGGATTAACAAACTGCATAATAGAAAAGATTTCTTCTGGCCTACCATTTTCAATTGGGGTACCAGTTAATGCAAACCTGATATCAATATTTTTTGAAATCTCTTTTACTTTTTTAGCTCTTTTAGCACGAAAACCTTTTATAGCGGTCGCTTCGTCACAAACGATAGCATCAAAGTTAAAAGTTTTAATAACATCCCAGTCGTTTACCACCTGTTCATAGTTCATGATTACGTACTCGTAATCGAAAATCTGTTCGTATTGTTTGGCCCTTTGGGCTGGAGTTCCATCAATAACTAAAGCTGTAGAGTCACTAAATTTATTTATTTCTTTTTGCCACTGATACTTCAAAGAAGCCAGGCATAAAACTAAAGTACGAGAAGGAGAAAGCTCCTCCACCGCAGCAATAGTCATTGGGGTTTTACCTAAGCCCATTTCATAGGCTACTAGGATTTGTTTTGATTCAACCATCTTTTTGACGGCATCAACTTGGTAGGGTTTAAGAGTTCCCTTGAACATAAGCAAGTTCTCCGAGTACTGACGATTTAGCATTCGCAATTCCCCATGCTAGTTGCTCGTCTGTAAGGTCGCCTGGGTCTTTTGCTCCACTACTACCATAGTTGAAAAAGAACAGATTTAAACCGTATTTGCGTGCAAATTTACGCATCTCATTTGAAGCTTTCATTCCTGCTGCATCGGTGTCAAATGCACAAATAATTTTGTCTGATGAACGAAGAAGTTTTACTTGTTCTTCTGAGACAATTGCTCCGCAAGTTGCTACAGCACCAGGGATACCAGCACTAGAAATACGCAAGCAGTCAAGAGGAGACTCAACGACAATAGCCATGGATTCATTTTGTTTCTCAATTCCAAATAGGGTAATAGATTTTTTTAGTCCAGCTGGACGATTAAAGAATGTACGAAACTTAGTTCCCTTTTCTTGCCAACCAAGAAGCTTGCCACTTTGAGGTTCACGCAATGGAAGAATCCATGTTTCTTTTTTACTATCCCACAAAACACCGTACTCGTTTACCGATTCAATAGTGATGTTTCTAGAAACTAGTTGCTCTTTAGTTGGTTCAACAAAGATTGCTAAACGAGCCTCTGACATTGCTAGTGGTTTTGGAGCTTCTTCAATTCTATTGGGAAGAGCTTTGACCATCTCCAAAAGTTTTTCTACAGGAATAGAGTAGATGTCGGAAAGCCATGCACGAGCAGCTGCATAATCATATGAATACGAGCCATCATAGTTCTTGAGGTAAAACTCATTTACATCGCAAACCAATTGCGCAATGTTGCCCTTGTATCCACAAGAAAAACAAATGTGCATTCCAGTCTCAGTGTTAATCCACCAAGATGGAGAATTATCTTGTTTACCAGTGCGAGCAATGTGACCTGGGCAAAGACCATTGGCCTCATGTCCTCGTTGGCTAACTTCGATACCTAGCGCATCAAGCGCTTTAACTACATCAATCATTAGATTTTCATGCTGTAAGGAGTGCAATACTTACAGCTGTCTTTCTTTGCATCGTCGTGAAAACACCCAGTGTCCCATCTCCAAGTAATTGAGTTAGTTTCAGGACCACAGTTACGAGCCTGAACAACCTTTAGTAGACGAACCTGTTCCTCATCTTCAACTGGCTCAAGACCCAAGATTACATCGGAGTCCTGAAAAAACGATGAAGAGTAACCAATAGAGTCCGCAGAAACTTTACCGCCCTTCATCTTCCAAAGAAGAGTCTGAGTAGAGATAACTACAGGAATGTCGAGCTTTTGTGCAACACGCTTCAATGAACGAGTGATATTAGTCAAAGCCTGCGGAGTGTTAGCCTCACCAGTAACCTGGTCAAGCATAAGATACACACCATCAACAAAAAGAACGTCTGGCTTCAGCTGCTCTGCTTTTGCGAGCAAAGAGTCTACAGTCAAACCGTTTACAGCATCAACAAAGTGAAACGGGTGTTGAGACTTCAGGTTGTCAATCACGTTAATCAAACGGTCTTCTTCAATATCATTCAACTTACCTAGACGAAGCTTGTCGCTAGGAACGTGAGCAGTCATAGCCAAGTAACGCTGAGTCTGCTCGTGGTTGTTCATCTCAAAAGACTGAAACATAGGAACCTTGCCAGAAGCATGAATGTTTGCAGCAATTCTCAAACAAATTTGAGACTTACCAGTTTTAGGAGGAGCAATAACAGTAATCAACTGTCCACCTTGCAGACCAGCCGTTGCCATATCAATCTTCTCAAAGCCAGTAGGAATACCTAGAAACTCAGAGTTTTGAACGAGCTGGTATTCTTCCCAAAACTTGTCTGGGTTCTTGGTCAAGTCAATGTGAGTTGTTCCCACAATACCTTGGTCATTAACCAAAGTAATCGCTTTGCTCATCTCAATAAGCGCTGATTCATGGTCATTGAGGTTAAGCTTTTCAACTACGTTCTCAACACCGTTACGAGTAATAGTACGGCGACGGAACTCAACCATCTTGTCAATCAAGTAATCAAGGCTGTCTTCAACCTTAAGAGTCTTGAAGTTTGGGAAGTTGTCATTGACCGCTACTGCAGTTGGGACCTCACGATAGTTTGCGTAGTGGTCACGAACAAACTTCCAAACACGACGCAAGTCATCATCAACAATCCAGTCGTCTTTGATGCCACGTTCCAAAACAGGAATAATGTTCCTGTCAAGAATTATTTTACTTACAAGACGATACTCGTTATCTGCTGCCATTTTGCCCTCCTACTTTTTTAAAGATTCTCTAGTTCGATTCCTGCAGAACCATATCTTGCCACACGTTCCCTAATATCCACAACACCTTTCAAATTATTGCGGTAAGGAAGTTCTCCAATAAAGTCCTCGATGTCGTTGTAGAGTTCCGCATAGTTAAATGGGTTACCTCCACGACGGTCCAACTTATCCATTACATCATCTAGTTTCTTCTGTGTCCAGAGCTCGCTAGAAAAACCAGCCAACTCCACTGATAGTCCATACTTGTTTGAGATGTTCCAGAGTTGTGAAAGAGCAAGGTTCTTTAGTCCCCTTACTTTTCTTTCTGTTACTGGTGGTAGAAATATTTTGTTAGTTGTTTCAACATCTGAATCAAGAACCACGTCTACTAGAACAATGATTCGTGGAGATGTTTCATTTGAAATGTCTCCGCCCTTCATTCAAGCACCTCTACTGGAGCATACTTAATAATGAATTGTCTAAAAGCTTCTGAGTTTGCCATAGCTTCATAAGCCTCTTCATCTGGAACATTTTCGGGAATACGTATTGCGTAATGTCCTTCGTTCTTTTCCATGTGTTCTTTTACGTAATTAACGTGCTTGCACCTTGCTCTAGACATGAATGATGGGCAACTACAGCGCACTTTTTTATTATTTTCCACATCAATTTGAACTTCACAAACACCGTCTTCAGACAAAAACATTTGAACGGTTCTCCAGTCAATATCCATTTTTTGTCCCTTCATTATTTCTTGCGAAGGTCTTCACCCTTGATACGGACACGAATAAACGCTTCGTGTGCAAAGCTGCCCATAGCTTCGCCATACTGTTCTTTCCAAACTTCACGGGCCACGTTTGTAGTGATGATTGTTGGGAGTGCTTTGTCATAACGACTACGAAGAATCTCATCAAACGAAGTGTCGTCATACTTTGAACCATATTCCTTGCCAAGGTCATCAAGAACCAAAACACGGACATTCAAGTGGTCATCTTTTGCACGACCATGAAACCCCTCCATCTCTCGATAAAGGTCTTTCTTGCTTTCAGAGTCAGCGTCAATCAAAGCCTTCTTGCGAGAAAGAAATTCTGGGAAAGTCATGTAGTAAACAGGACGAGCATTCATCCCATAGTTTTCTGCACTCATTCCAAGAACCTCACGAGCCTGGTCGTTTTCTTCTGGAAGACGACGAACAAACTCCATCAAAGAAGTTACAGCATGCGTAGTTTTTCCTAGACCTGGACCACCATCAAACAAAAGTCCAACGCCAGTAGTTCCTAGTCCACCTACCTGCTTGATAACCTCGCCATCAAGAGCCTGCTCTAGCCAGTCCTCAATGATTGCAGGAAAACTGCCCATGGTCTTTGCGATATCCGATGGCTCAAGACCAAGAAATCTGCGTGGAATGTTTGAATTTTTAAGCAACCAGTAGCGCTTGTTGCTTGATAGTGAATTGATGTCGTATGACATTATGCCCTCCTTAGTTTTTCTTCGTAACGTTCTAATGCTGCCCTACCTGGCATAGAGTTGTCAAACTCAGTACCATCTGATGCTTTAATAACTTCATCCATCTTAGTCTCAACCACAGTTACTGATGACTGCTCAGCTACAAAATTAGTGATTGCATTCAAGAAAACTCCGTGAGTATTTTTTGGAAACTTACGAAGAGTAGCGACGTTTCTAGCATCTGAAAAGAACTTGTCCATTGCAGCTATTTCTACTGCAGCAGTAGTCCCATACTTCTTGCGGTTAGTAGCTAGAGCAATGGAAAGGCGTTTGGTATTGACCATCCCTGGAACTCCAGGAATCTTTGCATAAACACGGCTTGCAAATTCTGAAGCAACCATCTGTGCAGTCCACGATTCAGTAGGACGCTCACTACGGTGTGCCTTTGTCTTTGCCTGCTTTTGCGCTGCTGGTAGTTCGCCCTCAAGCAAACCTACACCAGCAATATCATCGTCATCATTCCAACGATTAACCATCTTGCCCTCCATCGGGGCCTTGGCCCCAAAAGAATACGAAGTATTCTTTACTATTGTCTTATCTGTACCAGTAGTAACAATTACAGTATTACTATCAGCTGTTGATGTTGCATCTGTGAAACATGGTACAACACTATTTGGTGCTGTGTCAACACCCTCATGTTTATTTTTGAAACATGGACTAATCAAACGATAATTGTTTTTATGGAGTTTGCCAAGATTGCGCTTGGTGCGGTTAATTGCTAGCAGACCTTTTGACTCTAGCACAGACATATCCCGCCACAATGTTGTGCGGCTAAGGCCCGTTGCTATTCCTAAAGTATCCATGGTTGCGTCTACCCCACCATTAGAATCTGCCATTCGATTCATAATAGCAAACAGGTAGAATTCATTAGGTTTTAGACCCATGTCCAAAACCTCATCAGGTATTTCCAATTGCCCTCCTAGTAGTTACGTCTGGAAGTCTGAACAACAGTTGGTTTATTAACCAACTTCATCAGAGCCAGAGCTATAAAACTAGCAGCTGGGGCAGAAATAAACAAGTGCAACTGAAATCCAGAAAAAATACACATTGCAAGTGTGGCAAGAGGAAGGGTAAAAATTCCTTTAACAAATCCCGCAGGAATAGTGAGAATCAGTAAAATAGCTTCAACAATATATGCCACTGCACTACCAGCAAGCACTACTTCAAAAAAAGTTTCCATGTTTCTATACTACTATGAAATTCCATATGGCAATATGCCAGAAGGTCCATACGCATTTGTAACTCCAGCAGAACCATTTCCTGCCGTAATTACGTAGGGGGTGTTTATTGGAAGAATATTACTAATTTGATATTTTAAAAGTTCAATATTATTTGTAATATCTCGGTATAAACCACAACCAAAATTAGCAGAAGTAATATTATTTATTGAAAAAGTATTTGGAGTAACTCCAGGTTGAAAATAATCAGTTGCAGAATAAGTATTTTCAAGTTGAGGAGATGAAACTTCTACTATTTGGCCAGTGCCAGTTCCTGAAATTCCCACTGAATAACTAAAGTTATTATAAGAAGTTGTTGTTTTTGGTACGTACAGTGTTGTTTGAAATCTTTGCCACGTAGTTGTAAGAGTAGCTGTAACAGTAGAACTTATAACCGAAGTGGGCCAAGAATCAGAGGAGTATCCTTGAATGTAAACAGAAGTATTTAAATTTGAACCAGTAGTAACTCTCGCATACACAGAAAAAGTTACATATACTCCAGAAGGTGCGACTCCAAAAGTAATTGGGACCTTGCTCAAACTAAACGCTGTTGAACTAGTGGTAGTTAAAGCTTTGGCGTTTGATAGTGCGAGTGCTCCAGCATATGGTAGTGCTGAACCAGTAGTTACCGATGACCAACTTCCACCAGTACCAGTCCACGAAGGAAGGTTACTTCCACCATCGTTAATATAATTAAGTTTATTAGGTAATAGCCTAATTTTTACAGAGCGAGCATCTCCATGGTAAAATCCATCATACATTTGTATGTAGCTAATACCTGTGTATGTACCCAAAACAGTAACCATGCTATTTGATGCGGAAATAACCTCTGCAGCAGTTCCATTAATATCAATTATATCGCCTAATTTATACGGCATATTAGTGCCATTGTTGTATTCATTGGTCAAAGTTTTAGAAAAAAATCTAGTACTAGTTAACTGATTATTTCCACCAGCACCCGTTCCAGTAATACTTGAGATACTTACTACTGGAATTCTTTTAACTACACTAATTTTATCTACGTAATAAGTTCCTGCAGTTTGCAAAACAATATTGATGAACATATAAACTGCGCCTGTAGGTGCCTGAATATTTTTATAACTTAAATAACTACTAGTAGTTA